GTAAGAATTTATCTAGTGCAAAAAATTACTTTGCACTAGTGCAAAAAGTCAAATTCCTGCACTAGTGCAAAGGTGCAAAAAACCCTATATAGATAGGGTTTTGCACTACTTGCTTTGCACCACTAAAAAAACCACTAAATGAAAAATAACATTATGAAACTACAAGACAAAATCAACAACTACAAAAAAACACATAAAAACACATCTGAGCACGTTTTTAAGGACGGTACACAATTAAAAGGGAAATTACATACTTGGATAGATAATTGTTATTTAGATGCCGTAAACGAGTTTAAAACGCTTGGAACAAAAAACACTGCAAATTGGCTTGACAATTTGTTAAGCTGAAATAAAAATCATTAAATTTGTAACTGTTTCATAATTAATTAATTTTACCCCCCAGATATCCTAGGCACTATTAGGGGGGTTTTTTAAAAAATAAATGCTTGAACAGTTAGCAAAGAAAGATACATACTGGCGGAAAATCGCTTTAAAAATCTGTAACAATAAAATGTTAGCGGATGACTTGGTTAACGATATGTATTTAGCTTTGAATAATTGCAATAAAGAAATAAATGATTTCTATGTAATTGTTACTATTAAAAACTTATTTTTACAGGAATTAAAGAATAATAAGTCAACCGATTTAAACGACAATTTCACAAGCGATGCTCCATTTGAGTTGGATGATCAAGAAAAGAAAATAGTTGACAATGTGTATTGGGTGGCAAAGGAGTATATAGAAATGAATGAAACGATGTCAGTGCGAGAGATTGGCAAGGTTTTAAATACTAATTATAATTTTGTTCATCACACAATTAAAAAGGAGAAATTAAAATGGCAAAAAGAAAATCAAAAGGACTTGGCGATACAATCGAAAAAGTAATAAAAGCCACAGGCTTGGATATATTTGTAGATGGCAAAGATTGTGAGTGCGATAAAAGAAAAGAATATCTTAATAAATTATTCCCTTATCGAACTAAAGCCAGATGCTTCACGGAACAAGAATACAACCAGTGGGGACAATTTACAAAGATTAAGACGGTAACACTTTCAAAGGAACAAGTTGATTTTGTTTGCGAACTTTACGCTTCGGTATTTAATCGACCCGTTTGGTTCCCGTGTGCAGGTTGTAGCCCGAAGCCTTTAATTAATATGATTGATAAACTTGATATAATTTATGGAACTTATGAAAAAAATATTTAGCATTTTAGCAATTGCAACCTTTATTAGTTGCACACCCGAGCCAGTTACTGTTGATTGTGGATGTGGCAAGATTAAGACCAAAAGAATGTTAAGTGATAAAATTAAGAACTATGCATACACTTACGAATGCAACGGTCAGACCATTGGAGTAGGTAGTATGATTGATTATAAAATTGGAGCAAAGATATGCAGGTAAAATCAATTAATTGATTTGTATTGATATGAAAGATAAGAGAGCATTAAATGGAGGCAATAGCACAAAGGCAGTAAGACCAGACGATAAAAGATTGATGTCTAAAACGGAATTACAAGACGCTTTTTTGTTATTGTCACCTATGTCTGACAAAGCAATTGAAGTTCATAAGAACGCATTAGAAAGTGGCGAAAGATGGGCGGTGGAATTGTTTTATAAATATTACTTTAAAATGCCAACACAAACCGTCGATAATAAAGTTTCAGTTTCAAGCTTTGATATAACAAAATTATATGATAGAGAAACATCCGAAGCATTGGAATAGATTAGGAAACAATACACGATACTTTGTTTTAACAGGTGGTCGAGGCTCTGGTAAGTCCTTTGAGGTTGGCAGATTTGCCAGCCTCTTATCGTTTGAGGCGGGGCATAAAATCCTTTTTACAAGGCAAACGATGACAAGTGCGCATTTGTCTATTATTCCAGAATTTCAAGAGAAAATAGACCTATTAGAATTGAATCACGCTTTTGAAGTTAAGAAGTCCGAAATCGTAAACACACAATCTGGAAGCGAAATCATTTTTAAAGGAATCAAAACCTCCAGCGGAGACCAAACCGCGAATTTAAAATCTTTGCAAGGTGTAACGACTTGGATATTGGATGAAGCCGAGGAGTTAATCGACGAATCAATATTTGATAAAATCAATTTTTCAATAAGACAAAAAGGCAAACAGAATAGAATCCTTTTAATTTTAAACCCATCCACAAAAGAGCATTGGATTTACAAAAAATTCTTTGAACAGGCAGGAGTTACCGAGGGGTTTAATGGCACGAAAGGAAATGTAACCTACATACATACTACTTATTTAGATAATTACGACAATTTAGACCAGTCTTTTATTGACGAAATAGAGCAAGTCAAGAAAAACAATCCTAAAAAATACGAGCACGTTATACTTGGCGGTTGGCTCGACAAAGCAGAGGGAGTGGTTTTCACTAATTGGCAATACGGTACTTTCAATCCTGATAATTTACAAACTTCTTTCGGTCAGGATTACGGATTTTCAATAGACCCTACAACATTAGTAGAGGTTGCAATCGACAAGAAGAAAAAAATCATTTACTGTAAAGAACATCTTTACAAACCGAAATTAACAACTTCGGAAATAGCGCAAATAAACAACACTATCACAAAAGGAAAGTTAATCGTAGCGGATAGCGCAGAGCCTCGTTTGATTGATGAATTGGCAAAGTTAGGCAATAGGATAATTGGCACTACAAAAGGAGCAGGAAGCATTAATGTAGGTGTGGAGTTGATGAAAGATTATCAATTGATAATTGACGGAGAAAATATAGGCAAAGAATTAAACAATTATGTGTACACTGACAAAGGCTCTAAGTTATACTGCGATATGTGGAATCACGCCTTGGATGCAATCCGTTATAATGTGACTTATAATTTAAGCGGTGGATATAATTTCGATATTCGATAAAACAAAATAACCTTTTTTTCATTATATAAATATGAAGATTACAATTCCAGAATCAATAAACGATATAGCCTTGCACCAGTTCCAAAAGTATGATTTGCTTTTGAAACGAACTGATTTGACGGACGAACAATTCAACGTTAGAAAGATTGAAATCTTTACCGGTTTAGAAAAACAAAGAATCCCTTTGTTAAGTCAAAAAGATTATAGTGAAATATTAATTTTGATTGATAAAGCATTAGAGCAAACCACGGAATTTCAAGCTACTTTTAAAATAAAAGATGTTGAGTTCGGTTTTATTCCAAACTTTGACAAAATTACAGCTGGAGAATATCGTGATTTAACTTTGTACAGTCAAGATGTAGCAGAAATGCACAAGTTAATGGCGGTACTTTTCAGACCGATTAAAAGCAAAATTGGAAACAATTACAAGATTGTAGAATACAACGGAACGGAGAAAAGAGCAGAGGTGATGAAGTATATGCCTTTGTCAATTGTAAACGGTGCGCTTGTTTTTTTTTCGAATTTAGCGAACGAATTAATCGAATATACCCAGAAATATACAACGGAGGAACAAGCGAAGGCAAACACGCCAGCGACTATTTCGAAAAATGGGGATGGGATGCGACGATTTTTGAAATGTGCAAGGGTAAAATTTGGAAGTTGGACAAGGTTTTAAAAACAAACATCCACGAATTTCATTTATTCCTGGCCCACAAAATTGATGCACAGAAATTGAAACATAAAATTATGAACAAGAATAGCAATACTATTGAATTATGAACCAACTAACAGAATTATATAGATACATTAAAGAGCTTGCCGAGGCGGATAGTCAAGTTAATAAAGTAACCAAAAAGCAAGATTTAGCAAAGGAGACTTTATTCCCTTTGGTTAATGTTATTATTGAATCTGGAGGGTTTACAAATGGCAGTACTGTTAATTTCAATGTAGAGTTGAGTTGTTTCGATATTAGAAACATTAGCAAAGAAATCCAAACGGATGACTTTTGGGGAAACGATAATGAAGTAGATAATCATAATTTAGCGATTGCCGTTTTGAATCGACTTTGGAATAAAATGTATATTGATTTTGAAGAGAACAATATCACGGCAAGTGAAAACCCAGCGTTTGAATTGGGAAGTTTTGAAGCTCCGAAATTGTTGGACGGTGCAAGGTTAACATTTTCAGTAGAAGTGCCAAATACAACAATTAACTTATGTCAGTAGTCGATGAATTAGAAAAGTTCGGGAAGTATGTAGTACAGCAATCGAAATCTAATCTTTCAAAGAAAAAGAAAAAGGACACTTCTAATTTATACAACGGAATTAAATTTGAAGTTACAAAAGAAAAAGATACTACAACTTTAAGTTTCGATTTTGGCACGGCGAATGATTATTGGCAGTTCGTGGACAAGGGAGTCAAGGGCGTTTCAAGTAGTGCAAAAGCCCCGAACAGTCCGTTTAAGTTTGGCACAGGAACAGGCAAAAGCGGAGGGCTTACAAAAGGCATTAACGGATGGGTTGCAAGAAAACGAATCCAATTTCAAGATAGAAAAACAAAACAGTTCCTATCATACAAGGCAACCGCATTTTTAATTATACGTTCGATTTGGAACAAAGGTTTAGAAACGACAAACTTTTTTACCAAGCCTTTTGAACAGGCTTTTAAAAGAGTGCCAGACGATATATACGCAGCTTATGCTTTGGAAGTAGAAGAACAATTAAAAGTAAGATTAAAATGATTAAAACACTTTCACCATATTACGTAACTATTTCATTTGTCAGTCCTTTGACGGGGGTGACTTGTTCAAAATATACTTTGAAAATTTACGTTTGGGACGGATTGAAATCTGCAGTTCCATCCGTTGCAAGTTATTCGATGACAAAGACCAATCCGACAAGCTCCACGGGTAGCGATAAGATTAACATTGCACGTTTGATAAACGACTTTATAGACTTCGCACCAAACGAGAGTAATCAAAGGTGGTGCAAAACCTCGGTGACTTACGATAGTTCCACGATTGAAGAGTTACAGACTATTAACTTGGTAGTTCGTGGTTATGGTTATGGAATGGAGGGGCAGAATCCTGATATACCCGTGAACAGAATCTTAATGCAAGGCAACGAATTTAAGGTAAACCGTGATGGAGTTTTCAATTTGCCAATTAAAGTCTTAGAGCCAACTTCGACAATAAACGCAGTTAATGAAACCGTTGGCATTTTTTTTCAAGATACAATCATAAACGTTTTGACAAACGATAATTTAGGATTTGCACCGACTTCAATAATTGGAATCACAACTACAATGCCAGCGAGTGTTGGTACTTTGTCAATAGTTGGAAGTACGGTAAAATTTACCAAAGGCGAGGCATTTACAACACCGCAGACTTTCACTTATACGATACAAGATAGCCTTTTGAATCAAGATACTGCAACTGTAACTTTGAATATTAGTGCGGTGCCAGCTTTACCAACAGCAGTAAATGAAACGTATAATTTGAATAATGCTGATGTTATTGATTTAATGGTATTGTCAAACGATGCCTTGGGGGTAACGCCTACAACTATAACAGCAATCAATACCACAGGAATCACAACGGGAAGTATCGCCATAACAGGCTCGGGAAGTAAACTAACGTTTACGCCGAATGGAGTAATTGAAAGTGGTGAAACATTTACCTATACCATTACAGATAGCGCTTCTAATACAAGCACGGGAACTGTTACTTTGGATGTTTTTGAAGATTTGATTTTAAGAACACGTTATTTCATA